GAGATCGTCTCGCGGCCCTGGTCGATCGGCGAGGCGCCCTTCAGGTTGTCGATCAGCGGCAGTCGGCGGAGATGCCAGACCTGCGACGCGGTGAGGCGCCGCTCCGCCACTCCCGGCTCGCTGTAGCGATACCGGATATCGCGGCTCGTCAGCCGCTCGATCGTCACGTATTCCGGCTCCAGCCGCCAGATGCTGTCGATCGGCCCGCGCGGGCCGGGCACCAGCTCGCCGTAGAAGTTGCCGTGCAGCCCCAGATCCCCGACGATCGAGCCGATGAATTCGAATGATGTCATCTCCGGGTTCGGGTCGCGGAACACCCGCGCCAGCGGATGGTCGTCGCGCTTGCGCCGCCCGTCGCCGGCGGTGCGCTCGAACACGGCGGTCGGCAGCCCGGCGATGCTCTCGATCAGGTTGTCGACCGACCGCTTGACCACATCCAGCGAATAGGCGCTGCGAATCGTGACCTGGGTCCCGGCGGCGGTGGCGCGGTCCAGCGGCTGATACCAGTAATCGTCCGCCGGGTCGCGCGGGTGCGGCGCGGAATCCGGCGCGCTCCCGAACAGGCGGTGCCAGATGCCCATCAGGCGGATATCCGGTAATCGGACGGGATCACCGTCGACCCCGCGGCCTCCGGCACCCGGCTCATCAGCGAGAACGCGTTGAACGCGGCCACCAGCGGATCGATCTTCGCCTTGCCGGCGGCCTGCTTGGTGATCAGCACGGCGTTCCCCTTCTGCTCGGCCTTGGCATTGCCCACGCACCAGGCCATCATCGCCTGACCGCCATGGCGAAGCGTGCCGTCCTTCAGCTTGCGCTCCATTCCCCAGACAGCCCCGCTCAGCTTGTAGCCCTGATAGACCGCGCAGACCGGGCCGCCATTGGCCTCGGTCTCGACCCCGCGTCCGGCCAGCTCGTCGATGATCGCCGCCACTCCGACCGGGTCCAGCCCCGCACCGAAGCGCGGCGGCAGCAACCCGCCATCGGCGATCCGGGCGACGATCGCGGCCACCTCCTGCACATCCTGTGTCGGCTCGCCGCAGATCACCAGGTCGCCGGCGCGCGCGAAGTCGCGCAGCCGCTCGGCGATCTCCTTGCGCCGCTCCAGCACGTCCGTCTGCGCCCAGGCCCGCACCCACAGCAGCCAGTCGCGGGTCTCGCGGCAGCGGCCCAGCACCGCGAGGCCAAGCAGATCATCGAGCCCGCCGCCGTCGATTCCCACCGTGACCACCTCGGACCGCTCCAGCAGCGCGTCCAGCGTCAGCGCCGGATCGGCCGCCGCCTCCCAATGATCGGCGCCGACCCAGCGGTCCGAGTGCAGCGCCAGCCCGATCTCGACGTTCAGGTGCTGCGAGGCCCAACGCCGGAACTCCTCGGCACCCTTCTCCCGCGCCATCTCCCCGTCACCGATCAGCCGATCCAGCGTGATCGAGCGCCCGAGGTTGGGCAGCACCATCGGCCAGTTCGCCGGATCCGCCCAGGGCTGGGCCCTATCGGTCTGCATCGCTTCCGGAAATTCGTACAGGATCGGCAGCGTGCGCACCCGCGAGGTGATCCGGCCGTCGCGCACGCCCCTTGCGTATTGCAGCTCCGCCTTGAACACGCCGGCGGGCGGCTCGTCGCTCTGGGTGGTGATCGTGATCAAGAACCCCTCGGGGTTCGGCAGCAGTCCGCCGCGCAACTGGCCGACCACCCGGCTGGCAGCCGAGTGTTTCGACATGATATGCATCTCGTCGATCAGCACCCCGACCGGCTTGACGCCGGTCGAGACCCGCATCTCGAAGGTCTTGATCAGCAGCCGAGCCCCGGTCTTGCGGTCGGCGATGGTCTTGATGTGGTCGCGGACGTGGAACCGCTTCCGCAGGTAGCCATCCGGATCGGCCTCGATCATCCCGGCCGCCTGCTGATACGCGAGATCGGCGACGTCCTGCGTCGGCCCGATCAGCAGGAACTCGGCGCGGGGGCGCTGGTTCATCAGGAGCGCGGTCAGCATGACCGCGGCGCCCCCCGTCGTCTTCGACTGCTTCTTCGGCACCAGGGCGAATATCTCGGCCACCAGCCGGATCCCTGTCGCCGTGTCCAGCGACCCGAACAGCGCCCGCACGATGTCGCGGAACCATTCGCCGGCGGCCTCGGCCATCGCCGGCTGATCCGGCACATCTGGCAGCCGCAGCCGGTTGAAGATCGCCACCGCCCGGTCGGCCTCGGCCCGGTTCAGCGGCAGGTCGGGGACCAGCGACCGCCCGGCCCGCAGCCGCTCGACCCAATCCGGGCAGGCGAACGACCAGGGCGCGCTCAGTTCAGGACCGAGCCCCACCCGGTGTCCTCGTGTCCATCGCGCGCGGCGGCGTTCAGCAGTTCCTTCTTGCCCGGCGCCGGCTGGCGCGCCTGGCGCGCCGGCATCCGATCGACCTCGTCCTTCTCGATCAGCCGCTGCAACTCCTTCATCGCCGTTACATTGCCGCCCTGGGCGGCCTCGAAAATCAGCATCAACGCCTTCGCCTTCAGCGCCGGCCGCGCCTCGTCGCGCTGGCGCAGTTCCCGGAAATAATGCTTCGCCAGTGTCTTGCCGGTGATTCTCACCGCCCTGGCGATCTCGATCTTTGTCCAGCCGAACGCCAGTAACACCCTGACTTTGTTGCGATTTTCCATCGTCGGCACGTGCTGGGGCCGTCCCCGCTCACCAAAATTTGGCGGGATCGGATCACCAAGCAGGTCGTATTCGCATCCCATCCGAAAAAAACCTCCGCATTTTATCAAACGCCGGTCCCGGGTGGGGCCTCACGGGGGATTGACCCACCCCCCTCGCCCCTCGGTCTCCCAGGCGAGCGCCAGGGCCGTCCGGCTGTCGAGCCACAGGTCCGCCGCGCCGATCTCGCCCGCGTCGAACTGGCGCTCCAGCTGCTGCTTCACCGCGTCGTGATGCCAGGCGCAGCTTGGCTGCCACCATGCGCTGTCCCAGAACCGGGCCATGTCGCCGCGATGCGGGATCACGTGATCGGTCAGCACCGCCGAGCGCGGGCGGCCCATGGCGAGGCAGCCCCGGCAGAGCGGGTGCGCCCGGATGAACGCCTTCGAGGCCTTCTCCCATGCCCGGGAGTAGCCCCGCGCCCGGGCCGAGCCGCGCCGCACCGCGCCTGGTGTCGGATCGGGCGGGGCCGCGAGCCGCGCGGACGGGCCGCGCAAGGCCGGCTGCCCGCTGAGCCTGGAGGGCTTCGAGCGCCGGGTCATGATTGATCTTTGTGTGTGGTTGAGCCTGAAACGCCGGCGCCCGAGGCTTCCCCCGGGCGCGTCTGTTCGATGGTGCCTGAACCCTACCGTAATCAGCTATGTCGCGTCAAGCCCCCACAACATGCGGTGGCGTGCCCCAGCATCATGGGGCCGCTTACGGCACCTCCGCCATGCGGGTGAGCGCTGCCTCCAGCGCCTCCGATACCCGTTGCTCGTTGAGGCGGAAGCGCGACCAGCCGTGCGCGGCCAGCACGCCGCGCAGGGTGCAGCCCCGGAGACAGACCATGTCGACCACGGCGCGGGCGCCGATGCTCAGCCGCTGCCGGTCGCGATGCGCGCCCGGGCCGCGCGGCACCAGCACCAGCCCGGTGCCGATCGCCCGGTGCGCCGCCCGTAGCCGCGCGGCCATGGCGCAACGCCAGGTGGCGCCGCCGTCCGAGATCCCTCCGCGGCGGGCCGCGTCGGGGTTCGGGCAGCCGGGCGAGGCCACGGCGGCGGCGAGATCGGCGTATGCCTCGGCGACGGCGCGCAGCCGCGCCGGCAGGGCGCTGAGCGCGGTCGGGCCCCGGCGCTTGCGCACCAGCCGGTCAACCAGCTGGTCCCGGCCCGCGCGCGGGTCATAGGCAACGTCCGGAATGGCAACATGATCGAGGCCGCCACGGGCCGGGCCATAGGGCAGCGGCCCGGACGGGTCGAGCACCGGGGGCGTGTAGCCGCGCACCGCCTCGACCACGCGCACCTCGGCGCGCACCGCGACGGCGCGCGCGGCGAGACCCGGATCGCGGGCGCCGATCGCGGCGTCGGTCAGGGCGCGAGCCTCGGCCCGCATCCCCCTGAGCGCGCCGGGCGGGCAGGGCCGCCAATCGGGCGCCGGCCCGGCCTGGTCACGCCACACGCCGTCACCGCCACGGACCTTACGGATCATGGTTGCCTCCTTGCTCGACAGGTCTGGAGAGACGCTCCCATGGAAGTCATGGGAGCGATGGGAGTGTTTTTCTCTATTAGCTGTATAAATTGAATATATAAGAACGCGCGCGCGCACGCGCGCAGGTATGCGCTTGGTCCGAATTTCGCTCCCATGGCTCCCACGTTCCCGCCGATCATTGAAAACAGAGGGGAAATCCGGGCGCAATCACGGGAGTCAGGCGGGAGGCATGGGAGCCACGACGCCGGATGATGCGGTGCAAAACGGCGCGGGGCGGCGCCAGGGCCGCCCCGTCCAGCGCGCCCGGCGGGCGCATGGGAGTCACGCATGGGAGTCATGGGGGAGTTTCGCTCCCGTCCAGGAGGCCGGTGTCGTGCAGGCCGAGGCCGCGCCAGTACCAGTGGTCGGCCTTGAACCGCTCGAAATCCAGCGCCAGCATGGCGGCGGTGAAGGCCTTGGCTCCCATCGGCTTGTCGCCCTCGGCCTCGGACCATGCGGTGAAGGCCTTGTGAAGGTCCGACGTGCGCACCCGCCAGCCGGTGCCCTGGATGGTCTTCTCGGCCAGGAACTGGCCGACCGGATCGGCCAGCGCCCGCAGCGATCCCTTGAGCCGGTTGACCCCATCGGGAGGTGCCAGACCGATGGCGCGGAACTCGGCGTAGCCATCCAGGAGCCAGTTCAGGATGCCGGACTTCTCGCGCTCGATCGCCGCGGCCATGTGCGCTTCCGAGCGCTGCTCGGCCTCCGGCAACGTCGCGATCTGCACCTTGAACTGCACCGGATTGATCCGCCGCCAGAACCCGTCGGAGGCGTCGTTGACGCGGGCCAGCTTGTTCATCTGCAACAGCGGCACCCCGACCGGGCGGAAATTGAACAGATCCTTGTTCTTCGGGTTGGCCTGGCGCTTCGAGCCGTCGGTCAGCCCCTTCAGCTTGCCGGCGTCGAGTGTCGCCCCCTCGGGCGGCTCCTGCGCCGTGTAGACCCGGGCGCCCGGCAGCACCGCCTCTTCCGGGGTCGGGCCGGTGCCGCCCTGGTTGCGGTGCTGCAGGAACATCTCGATCCGGCAGGGCTGCAGGTAGTCGCCCATGACCGCCTCGATCGCCTTGACCACGGTCGACTTGCCTGACCCGCCCTTGCCCAGCAGCACCAGGAACACCTCGCCCGAGCGCCCGCCGAGCAGCATGCCCATGCAGCGCTGCAGGTAGCGCCTCTCGGCCTCGTTCGGCTGGATCAGCGCGATGAAGCGGAGCCATTCGGGGCATGTCGCGCCCGTGTCCAGCCCGCAGCCGGCGAGCCTGGTCGGCAGCGTGGTCCGGTCATGCGGGCGCAGCGCCGCCTGCAAGCGGGCCGCCTTCTCGTCCGGGTCCTCGGCGTCCGGGATCCGGGTTATGGCCTCCAGATCCAGCGTGCCGTTCATCAGCTGGATCACCGATCTGTCGGCGTCGAGCCGGTCGCCATCGATCATGAAGGCCGCCACCGCCATCTCGATCGCGGCGCGGATGCGGGTGATGTTGCCGCACGAGTTGGCGTATTTCATCCGCCCGACATTACGATCGGCGGCGATCTTCCTCGCCGCCGCGTCGCGGTCCTCGCCGCTCAGGGCCACCCGGGCGTCGATCTTCCAGTCCGGCACCGGCTGGTTTTTCAGCGCCGCCGCCTCCTCCTCGTGCAGGCGCTGCAGGCAACCGCAAAGCGCGAGCATGCGCGATGTGCCGCCCTCGAAATCGTAGATCGCCTGGTTCCAGACGCCCCAGCCCCGGCCGTTCACGTAGATCGCCTCGCCCTTCAACGCACCCACCAGCCGCCGGCCGTTGTCGCGGTCGTTCAGATCCAGCTTGAGCCGGGACATGGCGTCGAACAGATCGCCCTGGTCGGGCCGGTCGGCGGGCAGCGGATCGGGGGTGCCGTTCACAACCTGATTCCCCGCTGCGTTTGGCTGGCCAACTCGCACAACCATTCGGCGAAGGCGCGCGGCGTGCGCTCTCGCTCCGCACGGCACATATTTGCGACCGACGCAAGCGGTGTGGACAGAGACAGCGGAATTTGCGGAATCGCACGCGGACCGATGCCCACGATATACAGCTTGGTCCGCTTCCTGGCACGGTGGCCCCACCAGAGTTGATCGACATCGAGCGTCCAGCCGCCCCATCGATCGGGACCACCTCCGGCGTCTGGAAGATCGGCCGCCGCCCAAAGCCGGGACGCTGAGGGGTGTTCCAGCACCCCCCCCCATTTGCGTACCTGTTTGACCGCCCAAACAGCCAGGTCGCTCTCGCAAGGCGAGGCTTTAGCCATATGACTGAGCCGTCCCCAAGATCGGCACGGAGGGTGGGCCATCACTGGCGACCCGCCGGGCCAATTTCGAGCATCACGCGCCTCGTCCCAAACGTCTGCGCAAGGCAGTTCGCGATAAACGGAATCCCGGCGTGCAAACAGGACCGCTACCCTCATGCCACCGCCTCCCGGGCCACGTCGGCGAAGTCCTTGCCCGAGCCCCAGCCGCCTTCGGGCAGGATCAGCTCGCAGCGCCTGGCGGTGCCGTCGGAGCGCCAGACGTGGCGGCGCTGGGCGCACCATCCGCGCCGCTCGGCCTCGGCCGGGTCCCTGATGCTGCCCTCGCCCAAAATCACCAGGTGGTCGACGAAGTCGGGCGCCCGCCAGGCCCAGTCGCTGAAATCCGGCACCGCCGAGGAGAGCATCCGCCCGGTATGCGGGCTCGGCGGCCCGCGCCCGGCCGGATCGGCCCGGCCGGTCAGCGCGCCCAAGGACAGCGCCGCCTCGGCCGACCAGAACGGGCCCTCGCCCGCCAGGTGCAGCATTTGCGCATAGCTCCACCAGGCGAGCGTGGTCTCGATCCCCTCGCCGACCACCATCCGGCGGGAATGGGCGGTGAAGCGCACCGGGACCCCCATCATGCGCCCGGTCCGGCCCAGCCATTGTTTCGAAAGCGGCTCGGCGCCGAGGCGCTGCCGCCCGCTGGCGGTGATCCAGGTGCGGTTAATGCC